TAGGACTATTTTTAAAACAATGCCACGAAGGAAAGCCATTAACAGTTGTTGGAGATGGATCTCAGCGCAGAGACTTTACGCATATCTCTGATGTGGTAGAAGCAAACATCCTTGCATCTGAAGCAAGTCATGGCTTTGGTGAGGTATATAACATTGGGTATGGAAGTAACTACTCTATAATTGATATTGCTAATATAATTTCAAATGATATTAAGTTTATACCGTCAAGAGTTGGAGAGGTTCAAGAAACTCTTGCATCAAATCAAAAGTTTAAAGATTTAACTGGTTGGATGCCAAAGGTATCCCTTATGGAATGGATACAAAAATGACAGAAATGGTTAAAGCAGTTTTAAACGGAGAGTTTGAAATGATCTTGCCTAAGCACCGTGCAGATAGACCAGACTGGTATCAGCCACATGGCTGGGAAAAACCAAGACTAAAGCATATGTCTGAGAACATTAGTACTGGAGATGTTGTTTACTACGTTGGTGCTGAAGAAGGAGAGTTTCCAGCGCTGTGTCAAATGTGGGGGGCAGAGGTGGTGTTATTTGAGCCAAATCCTAAAGTTTGGTCGCACTTTCCTGCAACATGGACTGCAAATAATTTAGAAATTCCTATGGTATGTATTCCTGGGTTTGCTTCTGATAAAATAAATGATCTTGCAAGAATTTATTATAATGAATGGCCACCAGAGGTTAATGATGTAATTGAAGCAGCGCATGGCTTTAAAGAGTTATATCTTGAAGGAGATACCTATGGGCAAATTACTATAGATTCTTGTGTATATGATCATGGAATTAAGCCACCTACCGCTATTTCATTGGACGTAGAGGGTAGTGAATGGAGGGTGCTAGGAGGTGCAGAGAAGGTGCTTAGAGAGTACAAACCAAAGATCTGGCTATCTGGACACCCTGAGTTTATGTTACAGCAATGGGATGAATCTTTATATAATCTTAGACAATGGATCAAGGGATTAGGATATACTGAAATAATTTTAGACTATCAGCATGAGGTGCATCTTTATTATGAATCATGCTAAAACTTTTTGGGATAACGCTGCTAAAGATCCAGATGTAAGGTATAAGTATATTGCAGATGAGTGGGCAACTACGGAAACATTTTTGGATCTTATAAAAAATAATAATCACGAATGGAATAGTGTTTTAGAAATTGGTTGCGGAATAGGCAGACTGCTAGTTCCTTTTGCAGATATGCACAAAGAGTGTAACTTTTATGGGATAGACATATCTGATGAAATGATAAACCTTGCACCTAAAAGAGATAATATAAAGTATCAAGAACTTGCAGACAACCTTGATCTTGTATATTCAATGTTAGTCTTTCAACATATTGAACACCAAGAAAAGATTAACTACATAAAACTTGCTTATGAAAAATTAAAAGTTGATGGTATTTTATTCTTTCAGTTTGTTGTTGGGGAAGAGAACTCTCCATACTCTTATCAAACATCAAGGTTTGAAATTGAAAAAATGCTGAGTAGTGCAGGATTTAAAAACTTAATCTTTACAGATCATATGCATCCTGAGTGGATGTTTGTTAGGGCTACAAAATGACTAATGCATACATATATTCTATTGATCCGCTTGATGCTGCGGATGGCAAATGGGACTATGGATTACTTAAAGAAACATTTGAAAAAAATAATGTTAGTCAGATAGTTGTAAAAGAAATACCAAAAGCAGATCGTGGGTTTGTTGTTATTCCTGGACAAGGTAATGCTGGAAAAGAAGATGCAATATCCAAACAATTAAAAAACCTTGATAGGGCTGTTCTATTTATTACTGGTGATGAATGTGCATTTTTTGATGTAGATAAAATTGATCATCCTAATATATCTATTTGGATTCACTATGCACACAAAAAACATGAAAAATATAATAAGTTTTTTATTGGTGTGCCCCAACATTTAAAGTCTAACTTGCCTGATTATCCTGTTAAAGAATATGATATTTATTTTGGTGGACAGATAACTCATCAGCGTAGAAAGCAGTTGTCCGAAGTCATGCCAAACCTTCCTAATGCCCTTTATAGGCCCACAGAGGGCTTTGCACAGGGCGAGCAGCCTAAAGACTACTACAAGACTCTATCAAAGGCTAAGGTTGTTCCAGCCCCTGCTGGTGCCCAAGTTATAGACACCTTTAGATTCTTTGAGGCTATTGAAATGTTGGCTTTGCCTATTGGTGATCGTGTTGATTCTAAAGGTGAAATGATTGATTATTTTAACTATGTTTATCCCGCAGGAATTCCAATTGAAAAAGTTAAAAACTGGAACCAACTGCAAGAAATGCTTCCTAATCTTATTAATAATTACCCAAATAATATGCATCAGGTTGTGTGTTGGTGGATTAAATATAAAAGAGATTTTTCTATTAAAGTAATGAAGGATCTGTATGAATAAAAATGATGTAACTATCGTTGTTGCTACCTCTGTTCTGCCAAGCCACCCAGATACTGCAATCATTGATGAGACAATTTCCACAATAAGGGTGCACTTCCCTAACAATGAGATTATCTTGCAAATGGATGGTCTGCGTGAAGAGCGCTTATCCCACAAAACAAATTACGATGAATATAAAAATAGAGTTCTGTGGAAATGTTTGCATCAATGGAAAAATGTTTTACCAATAATTTTTGATGAGCATAGCCACCAAACAACAATGATGAAAAAAACAATTGATATTATTGATACTGCGGTAATACTTTATGTTGAAGGAGATGCACCAATTACTCCAGACTGTGAAATTGATTGGCAAGAGTGTTTAGATATGCTTGAATATGAAAAGGCTAACACTATTAGGTTTCACTTTGAAGCCTCTATACCAAAACCACACAAACATTTAATGTTTGGACTTGAGAATGGTTTTATGAGAACTGCTCAGTGGAGTCAGCGTCCACACTTAAGCACAGTTAAATATTACAAAGATGTTGTTCTTCCTTTCTCTGATGACAAAACTTTTATTGAAGATAGGTTTCACGGCAAGATTCAAGACGATATTTTGCCTTATGGTGAGTTTGATCAAATAGGTTGGAACAAACATAAACTTTGGATATATCATCCAGAAGGAAACATTAAGCGCTCATACCATTTAGATGGTCGCCAGGGTACACAAAAATTTACAGTAGATGATGAAGCCTGGGGGTATACAGAATGAGATTAGGGATCATTGCAAGATCTGATAATACTGGTCTCGGTAATCAAACTAGGAATATAGTCAATATGCTTAACCCTAATAAAATATTGCTTATTGACTCTACACCATTTAATGAAAATAAACAACATCCAGAGTGGTACTCTGGGTATAATTGCATAACTACAAAATATGGTTTTGCTAAAAAAGAAGAAATAGTAGAATTCCTTCATGAACTTGACGTTGTTTTAACTTGTGAATCTTTTTACAGCGATTTATTTTTACGACTTGCTGAAAAAAGAGGAGTAAAAACAATTTTGCAATACAATTATGAGTTTTTAGATTTAGTTATTAATCCAGAACAGAGGATACCTAATGTTTTATTATCACCTAGTGAATGGAAAATTGATCACGTAAGAAAAGTTCTTGGTCATTTAACACAGGTCATTCACATTCCACCACCAATTGAACCATCTGTATTTTCTAAACAAAAAGAAATAAATATGTCTAAAAATCATAACAGGATCCTGCATATTGCTGGAAAGTTTGCATCAAAAGATAGGAACGGTACCAGTACTGTAATTGATATGCTTAATTACTCAAAAGAAAACTATGAATTAGTTATTAAAAGTCAAACACCGATTGAAACAGACTGCAAAGACCCTAGACTAACTATTGACATGTCTAGTCCTGAAAATAGTGCAGATCTTTATAGTGGTTTTGATGCTATGGTTCTTCCAAGAAGATATGCTGGACTTTGTTTACCCATGAACGAATCTCTTATGAGTGGTTTGCCAGTGTTTATGACTGATATATCCCCAAATAATGCTGTTTTGCCCAATAAATGGTTAGTTGAATCAAAAAACATTGATAGGCTTTTAACCAGAATGACCCTTGATGTTTACGAGGCAGACACTAAAAAACTTGCAAACATGATTGATAGTTATATTAAGCTAGAAAATAAAAAAGATTTAAAACAAGAGGCATTTGATATAGCAATTAATAACTTTAATGCAAATATTCTTAAACAGCAATACCTAAACGTTATTAATAATATTATTAGTTGAAAAATTTCTTTTTAAATCTTCTAAGCCAACAAATGTTGCTTTATCGTCATAGATAAACTGAATGTCTGTTTTTAATAGTTTTATTTTATAGTCTGTATATTTTAAAATATAATGAGATAACCATAAGTCATCAATAATATGATATTCTTTTGGACATTCAAAAAACTTATCATCTAAAAATATTTTAGCAGAACAAATAAGTCCACCAGTGCCAGCATAGTTGCCTTCTTCTCCGTCAACAAGTCTTACCTTGTCCCAGTAATCGTCATCAAATTTATGTGCGTAAAATGATTTGATAGATTTTTCATCATATTGATTGTAACAATCTTGAATAAAAGATATTGGCAACATCTGATCATCATCAATAAAAATTACACGCTCATATCCTTGATGAGCTAAGTCTCTAGCAAGATAAAACCTTGAAAACATTTTATATATATTATTATATTTTTTTATATAAAAATTAAACTGTAAATCATTTTCATATTTTTTAAAGTATGATATTAATTTATTGTCTTGGTCTTCTGAATTATTGCATATATAAAAGTCAAAATCTTTATTTGTTTGATCTTTTAATCTTTTTAAAGTTTTAGGAATGTTTGTGAGTCTGCGAAATGTACACATGATTAGTGCTGTGTTAGATTTACCCTTAGTTTGTTTTTGATACATATATGTCATAGTATTAAAGAAAGAGAGGGATAGGCCAATTAGACATATCCCTCCCTAAAGAATTACTTCTTTGCTGTAGCTTTTCTAGCTGTTGGCTTCTTGACTACCTTAGCAGCCTTCAGAGCCTTATCTACGGCTTTCATATCTGGCAGGCGACCAAAAGCCGCGTCTGCTGGATTGATTGCTCTCATTGCTACTGGCACGATTGCACCAAGTAGTGAGTATACAAGTGTTTCTGGATCAGTGATTCCAGCAGCATACATTGCTGTAGCTGCACCAATTGCTGATCTTGCGTATGAGGCAAGTGCCTTTTTAATTTGTTCGTTCATTTTTTCCTCCTAGGATATAGCTCGTGTTAATATTGTAAAACCAATCCATAGACCAATGATTCCTGCGACTCCCGCAAAAACTGGTGGTGCTGGTACTGGCAATTTGAATGCTGCAAACACGACACCGCATCCAAAACCTGTTAGTGTTGATAGTATAACATCTTTCATTTTATTTCCTCTGCTGGCAATAATTTTATAAGATCTTTATAGGATTTAGATATTTGAACCATGGCTGAATAATCTGGTCTTTCAACCGAGATAGTGTCTCCGTAATCATCAAAATGACTAATATAAGAATCTACATCGTCAACAAATTTAGATAAACCTTCTTGAACATCTTCAATGTATTGATATGCCCAGTCACGAGAGTCAGAAAGGAACTTAACAAAGTTTTCTTTATGAACATTATCGTCACCTTTAATTTGAGAATCTTCAATTTCGTTAACATATTTTTCAAGGACAAGCATGTCAATAAATAATTTTTCATATTGTTTGCGGATTTTAACAAAGTTATAAGATAAAGTTAAATATGCAACGCTTACTGAAAATAAACATGTTGAAATAATGATAGTAGAAATATTCATTACTTTACTACCTCTCTGGTTACTAAAACAATTGCTCCGTTTTGTTCAAGAACTTCTTTTATTTTTGCTACATACTGAATAGCTTTAATCTTTTCGTCATGTACCATATGAATAAAATCATGTTCATTAAGTTTAACAGTTAAGAATTGCTCATTATCAATTATATTAATTCCAAAATCTTTTGGAGGAATAATTGAATGTACTGCCCTACGCATCTCATTTGTATACATTATTCTTGCTCGCCTTCAGAATAACGAAATATATCTTCAAGGCAAGTAAAACCTGAATCTTCTTTAATCTCAAGAGAGGATAACAAAATTCTCCAAGTTTCTTCAATATAACCTTTTGCAATTTCTGTATGTGTTACTAATTCAGAATCAATTAAAAAAGCAAGTGGCAAACCTAAATCATTATAAGAAATAAAATCCTCAAATGTTTTTTCATGTTTATGGTTTATCCACAATTCAGCAAGGATAGAACAAACATCTTCAAAAGATGTTAATTCGTTTCCATCGTTAGCGCTTGCCATATTTTACCCCATTGATTTTTATTTTTATGTTTATTAAATTCTTTTGATACTTCTCCACCTTCTAAGTATACACCACCCCATACGCCCCACTCTTTACCAGATACTCCGTTAGCAAAACATATTTTTGCAACGGGACAAGAGGCGCAGAAATTATCTATATTGGATCTTAGATCAATATCATCTTCATATTTATCAAAGTATAGATTAGTATCTAAGCCTAAACATTTTGCTTCATCTTTCCATAAATGCTGCTTCAAGGATTACTCCTTATACTTATTTGGAATATCCCAGCCTTTTTCATCTACTTTATAAATTTTATGTAGATACCATTGACCATTAATTCTAATACCCTGCGGAGATGTGCGAGCCATTTCTGATTTCTTAAGATCTAAAATATTCCAGCCATCCCAGAGAAGATTATAATTCTTTTTAACAATTTTTTCCATTACGTCTAACTTACTTACTATCATTTTTATCCTTAATACCTATAAATTCCGACTTCAATATTTTTGAGTTCGGCTGATGCTACTAACTTTGATACTGGCTCTTTAGGCTTACTTAAAAAAGCAAGATAACTTACCTGCTCCATGTTTTCTTCAATGTAAGAAGCAGGAACCTTAAAGAACTTAATTTTTTTTCCTCTAGCCTTCATGCCTCTTTCAGACAAATTAGAAAACTCAGAAACCATTGAATTAATTTTTGCAGGACCTGCTGAATAAATTAAAAACTCTTTATCTTCATCTTTCATTGAAGACATAGCAACGCCCATAGCACGAAGAAAAACTTGATAATCATCAAAGTCTTTAGTCCCCTGTACTGCTACTATCATTACTATTTCCATTCTTTAAGTTGTCTAAAATAAATAACATCTTTTCAATGTCTTTTTTTGACATATTGGTTGTATCAACTGGACTTGTAGTGTCTATGTTGACATTGTTTTCAAATGCATCAGCACAATAAAATATATTGTTGTTGACCCAATAAGCTTTTCCATCTATAAAAATAACTTTTACAGTATTTCTCTCAATATGCTTTAATGATTGAGAGTTCTGTATTGGTTTTTCATATAAAGTTTTTGGAAGAAAATCTTTAATCATTAAGTGCACACTGCTTTGGCTGTATGTAATTTTTGAAAAAGGTTTAGTTTTTCTTCCTTTATAAAGTATATAGGAGGTAATGAGCAATGTCAAGCCCACAGCCATAAAATACTTAATCATAATGGCTTTCTCCTATTTCTATAATATGATTATATCAGATTACTTCAGAAGAAGCCGTTTGATTTCAGCCAATGCTGATTTATGTTCCACGGATAAGCAATTAATTTGTTCTTGATCTAAAGATTTATCTGTTAGGATAACCAGCGGATCATTTGACAGCAAGTCTATATCCAAAAACCCCTGCTCCCAAAGGTACATAATGTCACGATTAACTTCAGTTAAATGTTCTTTATAAAGTTCTGGCATTATTTCTTTTATTTTTTGGTTAAAAGAGTAAAGAAATTGACCAGTTTCAGAATCAATACCTACAACTTCAATTGCACCATTAAGAATTAATGACTGAATTGTTTCGTCAATTGGATCCATTTATAAACTCTTCTAACTGTTCCCTGGTTTTAGCACCATTTATACGACTTACTTCTTTACCATCTTGAATTAAAATAAAAGTTGGAACTGATTTAATTTCAAATTGTTTACAAAGCTCTACGTTGTCGTCGGCGTCAATATACTGAAACTTAATAATTCCTTCACGGTCTAATTCTTCAGCAATGGGTCTTACCATTTTGCAAGGATTACACCATTCGGCAGTAAAATAAAGAATGTGACTCATTTACCACTCTTTGTTCTTGCTTTGGCAAGAGCATTAAAATCTTTAACCTTAGTATCTCCAAGGTATCCCCAGGCATAGCCATCATTAATCATCATGTCATTAAGAGATACGGTGTCTCCATTTATGTATACCCAGCCCAAAATGCGACCATACTTTTCAGATGAGTCCATCTTTTCAGTTTTAATTACAACAGACTTGGCATCTTTTAAAGACTTCTTTAGATACTCTTTAGCCTCTAGTCCTAGAGCCTTCTCAGCAAGATCCTTTGTACGGGACTCAGGAGTATCAATACCAGCCAGTCTAACGCGGGATGCAAATAGGATATCAAACCCTAAATCAATAAGAACGTCAATGGTATCTCCATCTACAACATTTTCTACTTTTCTTACATAATATTCATACATTAGTAATCTTGCCCCTTTGCTTTATCTTCAATTAATTTATCTCTCTCATCAAGAACTGTGAGGGCAAAGGACATCATTTTTTTATATCCTTCTGGATTATTCATTACTTTATTGTAATGGTGACCACAAAATAATAAGTCTCCAGACACTCCTGTAACTTGTACTAATGCTTCTGCTGCACATGAATCACAACGATCTGTTGGTCCAAGAATCCATTCTTTAACTTTAACTTCTTCTGCAATCATTGTATTCATAATTATACTACTTCTTTCTATTATCAGTTGAATAAAATCCAGTACCGTTAAAAAGAACTCCTGGAGATGACCATTGTCTACTCATTGTTGCATTACAACACACAGGCTCTGTACTATCACCAAATTCTCTTTTAAATTCAATGGTTGCAGAGCACTGTGTGCATTTGTAATCATAAACTGGCATGCATTAAGCCTTCTTTGTTGCCTTTGGTGCCACCTTTGTTGCTGGCTTTACAGCAAGTGGTATACCATCTTCTCCAGTATAAACTGGACGGCCCCAACCAACTACTGCATTGATTAATTTCTTTTTGTTATTTTTTATGTAACCACGAGTTTTTTCTACGCACATACCTCCGTTGCGTTGATCTCCTTTTGCAGTTCCTGAAGTATTTCCTTCAATAACTTGGATAGTTCCATCACCATTATTTTTAATGCAAAGACCTACGTGTGAAATTCTATTTACACCGTCATCTGGAAAATCAAAAAAGATCCAGTCTCCTGGAGTTGGGTCATCATTACGAGCATCTGCCCAACGACCTTCTTTTTTAAATTGATCTGATGCTGCAACTGTTGATGCTGACTTAGGGAACTTTGCAACCCCTGCTGTCATAGCGCACCAAGAAACAAATGACTGGCACCAAGGTTGGAAATTTACTTTCATCCATGCACCGTATTTTGTTTCGTTATCCTTTGGACCTTCAATGGTTCCAACTTCTTTCTTTGCAACCTCAATGATTGCTTCTACTGAGCCTTTGACAGCCATATATAACCTCCTAAAGTTAGTATTTCAATTATAGCATTAAGCAGTCTTGGTTGTCAACCTGTTGTAAGTTCTTATCCTATGACAGTTTGCACAGACTACTTCACATTTTGCTATTTCTTTTTTTATTGCTGCCCACGAAAATCCATCGTGAATCATTCTAGAAACATTATATTTTTTATCTTTAAGATGATCAAAATCTAACACTATTGGATTAGTAACTCCACAATCCATACAACCAGATGCTTCTTTTATCTCTGACAGTCTTTTTTTAAACTGCTGCTTATTGTAGTGAACCAACTCTTTGTCAGTCATATAATGCAATTATATCAGAACAAATTAGAAGCCCCACACAGGCAATTCACCTGACTTGCGCCTCGGTCATATAAATGGGTAACTAAACCATCTCTAAGGTCCTGTGTGGGGACAGTTATATTGTACTACTTGATTTTTGATATTTGAGATTTAGCAAGTTTTAGGGCATTGCCACTTATTGCTGAATACCCAAACTCTTCAGCCTTACATTTTGTTATAGCAAAGGTAAAGAAATTAGCCACATCCTTTGATCCAACTGCTGCTATACCATAACTAAATGTAGATATGTTATAGGCCATCTTAGCAGTGTTGTTGTAGTTTGGCGTAATAGTTCCATTAGGGTTAGCAGAGAACTCTGACAAGAACCTTGATGCACCACCTGTTGTAGGCTTAACAAAGTTTCCAGCACCATTTTCAATATATGCTACGCCAAAGGCTTTTGTAAATGAAACCTCATTATAAGCAATTGATCCGTCTGTTCTTGATTGAAGCATCGCCACTCCTTGAGAGCCTGATGCTGATACAAACGCTCCAATTTTTTCATTTATATCCCCTGGAAATGCTGATGCAAATGCTTTGTTTCCAGATTTTGTCCATATATCTTTTGCAACTGCATTTAGATATGTGGTAAAAACTTCAGAAGTTCCAGATCCATCTGCTCTATATATAACAGTAATTTTTTTTGCTGGAAGTTTCATAGGATTGTCTTTTTTTAGCAGTGGATCATTCCACATACTAATTTTCCCTGAAAAAATCTTTGCCAAGTTATCCTTAGTTAGCTTTACTTGACCTTTATATCCATCTAATTTATAACTAATTGCAATAGGTCCAGCAACAATTGGTACGTAAACAAAGTCTTGCTTAGGCTTTACTTCTGATGCCCCATATGGAACATCGCTTATAGCAAAGTCTGCAAGGCCTAAAGCAAATTGATTCTTGCCAGAACCAGACCCATTTGGAATGTATGAAATGCTGTTGCCTGTGACTGCATATGCCACTCTACATTTTTCTACAAAGTTAAGAGCAAACGAAGAGCCTGAGCCCTTTATGTCTGCTGCTTCAGCGGTTGGTATAAATAAAACACTAGATAATAGTGCTATGATAATGAACTTGATCTTCATAACAATAAGTATACTTTAATATGCATATGAATATTGTTATATACAGCAAACTATGAGTTAATTTTAAATGAATATTGAGCAGTTTTAGACTTGCTCAGGTCTATTATATTACTTAATCGTGATTGTTTTAGGCTTTTTATCTTCTGGAATAATACGATCAATACTAATATTGAGCATACCATCCTTTAGATCTGCCCCAGTTACTTCCATGTATTCACCAAGAGCAAAAGATCTTGCAAATTTTCTACTTGCAATACCTTTGTGGACTATCTCAGCATCTACAACTTCCGTGATTTCACCCTTGATTACAACTGTTCCATTATCTACTGAAACATCAATGTCGTCTTTTGTGAATCCCGCAACTGCAATAGACAAACGATATGTATCTTCATCTAGTTTTAGAATGTCATATGGAGGATATGAGTGTGAATTGGTTTGGTGTGCACTGTTAAGACGGGCTAGGTCTCTATTAAAGCCAATAAAAAAAGGATCATTGAATAGATCCATTGCGAACTGTGTTACCATTTTATTCCCCTTTCAAGCGAATAAGTTAATGTACCCCCGTAGGCAGTACATATATATTATACCAAACATTTGGAGCAAAAGACGAGATTTGAACTCGCAACATCTACCTTGGCAAGGTAGTACTCTACCAATTGAGTTACTTTTGCATTGCTGGTCTGGTAGGACTCGGACCTACGACTTGCGAATTAACAGTTCGCCACTCTACCAACTGAGTTACAGACCAAAACCTACTAACTTAAAAGCGAAGGATACTTTCCTGCTTTTGGTAATGAACCTACAAATACATCCCAGGATTCATCTTTAATTTTGTTAACTGCCATGGATGCTGCTACTACTGTTGCAACTGAAGTACCACTCATTGCAGTCATATTGCCACGATAATCAGGAATCTTTAGACATGCCGTTCCAATAAAGTTAGCACATACTCTAGAGACAATGCTTGTTGTGTCATTTATATTGCTATTTTTAACTACCGTTCCATCAGCGACAGCACCTGCAACAGAATAAACTCCAGTTACACAGGAAGGAAATCCAATATGGTTTTTCTTTGAATCATTACCTGTTGCCACAAAAGTTGCAACATTGTTTGACTTTAAAATAGAAACAGAAGACTCAAATAAAGCATCTGTTGGACAGGTTCCCACTGGAAAGTTACTTCTAGACTGACTAATAGATACAGCCTTGATATTAAACTTAGATGAGTTTACTGAAACCCATGCAAGTGCACGAGCCAAAGATCCTCCATCATTGCGAATCATTGAAAAAGTATCATAAACTTTTTCATCGGAAATGCGAATAAATACAATTTTAATATTAGGATTAATTACTGTTGCAATTTTTGCCATGTTATAACCATGGTCTGAACCTTTAATCTTAAAATCATTTATTGCTGCAACTCCAGCCCCTTCAGAGAAAGAATAAGCTCCTTTTGAATCTGAAAGATTTTTGCCATTTGGACAAGTTTTTAAAGTAAAGCAAACTTCATAAACAATGTTTGTAAACTTTGATGAATCAATTGCTGAATCAATAATTGCAATTGTTTGATTTTCTGCTGCTTGAACTGGTTGAACTAATACAAGTCCAAATACTGCTAGTAATAACCCCACTGCTTTTTTCATTTTTTCTCCTTATATCATTAGACGGACTACATGGCAACATGGGTCACCACCGTCATCCCATTCTTTAACTTCTTCTTCGCTCATGAACTCATATCCACCATCATGAGTATTACAGTATGGATCTGAAATCCATCCCCGCTCAATACCGCTTGTTAGCCAAATACCAAACTCTGCATCTTCTATGCTATCTTCTTTATGCATATTATAAGTATACTCCTAAACGCTTACTACGTCAACTGGGCCCATACATGATGGACTAAATTTAATTGCTGAATTTACTGCACCTACTACACGTTTTCTTGCATCTTTTGCTTTTTCCGTGGCATTTAAATATCCATAAGCATACTCAGCTCCTGACCCCATAGCAAGGTATGGAAGTGTATATTTAGACAAAGACATGTCTGCTGAACTATGTTCATATATATTTCCACGAACTGCAATTATTAAACCAAGGTCACCTTCTTTTGAAGTATCCACCCAGAAATCATTATAGAATGCACGAAGTTGTTTAATAAATTTAGTTTGCATAAATTTATCTGTATCTTTAATATCTGGTACATAAGGGTTAAAGTTATAGCGTATTCGCTCACCATCCATTGATCCAGCATATCCAATTAAATAGGGTCCTAGTTTCCAAACCTTTGGACTAGATAGTGCTAAGATAGTGCCATCGTCAGATGCACCACGTTCTCCAGCCATATATATTTTATTATTTATTTCATCACGAACTACTGCAATACAAGTCATGCAGAAACCCCTCCCAAAGCGATATATTTAAGTATACCACCCCTAGGAGGGGCTGTCAAACAAGGTCAAATATGTTTAACTATGCTGTCTTTGATTTTGATCTGCGTGTTTCTACTACTTCATCTTGTACAGTTTTTGCATTTTTATCTGTTGTAGAAAATGCTGCGTTGATTTCATCTCTTGTAAGTCTTCCGTCATCCATAAATGCACGAGCCAACTTCTCAACAACGACTGCTACTGCACTAAGGCCTGCTACTGTCATTGCTTTTGCTACTGATATTCCTGCAATTGCACCAGCGCCGATTACTGCAAGTGCATTTGCTGCAAACACTGCGAGAATACGCATGAGAATATTCCATATATTTGTTATGCTATTCATTTTTACTCCTCTCTATTTCTAATTGGACTAGTAATAATCCAAAGACCAAGTGTCGCTATAATTCCATAGCCAACGATAGTTTTTGCACTACCGTCCAAAACAACCCAGGCAATAAACATTCCAAGAAGGGTCCATGCCTGATCTATTAGGTCTTTCATTATATTTTTTAGTATTCTTACCATTTTCTTCCTCCTCTTGAACCTGGTGAATTGCTGCCTGAGCCTCCACCAGAACTTCCTCCACCACTAGAGCCTCCTGCTGCTCCTCCTGCTGCAACCGCTGCTGCGTTAATTGCTGCACCTGTTGCTACAACTGTTGCAACAACCATATCTGTTGCCTCTTCTCTTTCGCTTTCTGTCATGTCGGCACCAATACTTCCAATGGCTGCTAAGGCTGCCCCTGGATCAGTGAATACTGCTTCTATTAATGCTCCTGGATCTTGAACTAATTCTACGTTTGCTGCAACTTCTGCAGTAATAACAAGCACCTCACCAGACTCTGATGTTCTAACTTCAATTGGAGTATCTGGTGGCAAGTCTTTAAGTTCAACTCCAGAGGCTTGAATTTCTGCTACTGAAATTGATTCTCCTGGCTTAAGGTCTTCTATTAATGTTGCTATCACAACATCTTTTTGCTCTTCAGTTAATTCTTTTCCAGACTCTACATCTTTCTTTATATCATCAATAATTTTTTCTTCTTCTGCAATAACCGCTAACTCTTCTGCAATTTCCGCTTCTTCCTCTGCTATGGCTGCTTCCTTTTCTGCTATAGCATTTGCTATTTCTTGTTCCATAGCCTCTTGCTCAGCAGCAATTTTTTCTTCTTCTGCTTTGGCATTTGCCTCTTCTTGCGCTTCTGCTTCTTCTTGTGCAATACGGTCTGCTTCTGCTTGGGCTTCTGCTTCCATTTGTGCTTGTGCCGCTTCAAGTTCTGCTGCTATACGATCAGCCTCTGCATTTGCATCTATCTCTGCCTGTATTCTTGCTGCCTCTTCTGCCATTGCTGCTTCTTCTTCTGCAATTTTGGCAGCAAGTTCTGCTGCAATTCTATTTGCTTCTGCATTGGCTGCAGCAATTTCTGCAAGCCTGTTTGCTTCTGCTTGTGCTTCTGCTGCTTGCTGTGCAATTAACGCTGCTGTTTCTGCTTGTATCCTTGCTGCTTCTGCTTGTTGTGCAGATAACTGGGCTGCTACCTGTGCAGCAATTTCTGCCTCAGTTGGTCCAGTAGGTACTACTGTAACTGGTCCTGTTGGAACCGCTGGTGTTGTTACAGTTGTTGTTTCGCTAGGTATTGTAACAGTTGCTGTTTCAGGTGTTGGTGTTGTTACGGTTGTTGTTTCAGAGGGGCTGGGAGTCGGAGTAGGGGAAGGCTCTGGAACAGGTGCTACATATGTAGAACCAGTAACAACATTTGAATTTACAGAGTAAAGGGCAAATGTATCGTTATCTGATCTAATATGAAATGACCATACTGTTCCTGCTGGCATAAGACCATCTAGTAAAGAATGATTGATTGTAATTGTTGTATTTAAAGAATTTGGTCCACCAACATTTCCAGTTGCAATTCCCCAGCCATTGCATCCAGAACAATTAAAACTAATTGCATATCTTTCTGGTTGAGTGTTTCCAGTGTCTGGTGCTTCCCAACTTAAAACTGTTGATGTTTCTCCACTAATTATTGTTAAGTTTCTTGGAGGACCTATTGTTTTTATTACTGGGGCTGCCTGTGAAGTAAATGCTGATGCTGGAATAATATCCATAGATCCAGATTGATCCCAGTTTAAAAATACGTTTGCTCCCCCGCCATTTTCATAGTACATTAACTCTATGGTTTTTGGAACTCCAGCTGTAAAAGATATTGGATCAGTCGTAGTTCCTCCACCACCTTTATCAACCCAGTCATCTGCCACTAATACTTCATCAATATATAACCTTGTACCATCGTCTGCTGTTGCTAAAAATGATATATTTTGAGTTGTATTACTAACAATAGACCCAGTAAATCGTACGATAACATCCTCTGAAGGGCCACCTAAGACACTACCACCACCCCACTGGAAGTCAATGTTGGGTACATTTGTAGTTACTACTGGAGAGGCTCCCTGTGGTATATAAGGGGCACCATTCTGTCCCAGTACATCATAGACCTGAGCAGTCAAACCTTCTGCTGCGTGGGCCTTATCAATTATTAAAAGCAGGGGAAATAGAGCAAGGGATAAGACCAATGCTATTCTTAATAATATTTTAATATTTAACTCCTTGTAGTCGTAGTGGTGGTATGACTAACAAGACTATTATATCATTTTATAGAAACAAAAAAGGGGCTAGCACTTGGCTAACCCCCTAATTGTTGGATTAATTAAGCACGAACCTTCTTTTGGATCTTTACGACCAAAGCGGTTAGTGATGTAAGTTGCTTCTTTAGTGAAGCAATTAATGTTGCAACTTCAGTTGACAACTTAGCAACTGCATCAACTGCAGCCTGTGCAGAAACTGTTGCTGCATCTGCTGCTTTTGCTGCTGCATTTGCTGCATCTGTAGCAGCCTGTGCTGCTTTTGCTGCATCTTCAGAAGCCTTTGTAGCAGCTTTTGCTGCTTCATTAGAAACCTTTGCTGATGCTGCGACAAGAACTTGTCCAGCAAGTGGAAGTGAAGTTCCACCTGTTGCTGAGATAGTTACAGTATTTTCTGACAAAGGCATAAATACCTTATAAGACTTTACTGTTTCTGTATCAGTTGTAATTGATGTTGCTGTAATAACATCGGATCCTGAACCAAATGCATATGTAGAAGTAATTCCACCTGTAGCAAATAGGTTAGCATGTGTCTTTCCAGATACTGGAAGACCTGATGCATCAAGAACTTGAACCTTAACGGTTGCTGCTTCTCCTGGCATATAAACTTCTTTGTCAAAAGACAACTTTACAGTTGCTGCTGTACCCTCTACACGAGTAGATACTGGGTTAGAAGAAATTGTGCCAGACTTAATTGTAACTGCAACTCCGCCAGCCTTAACGCCTGTAAGAGTGAACACTGCTTCACCATTGACAATAGTTGCTGCTGTACCTGTATCAGATACTACTGCAATATCGCTTGAGTACGCATTAAGTGTTCCTGCACCTACTGTTACGCCTGCTGCATCTTTTGCAACTGCCTTAACAGTTGTTACGTTTGCACCAACAGCAATAACAGACTTAATTGAAGTTGCTACGATTGAAGCAATGTCTCCATAGAATGTTACTTGCTCTGTTGCAATTACTGTGCCTGTAAGAGTTGTAAGAGTAATTGTTGATACTCCTGCTGTACCGTCAGCAAATACACCAATGTAATTGCCTGTAGGAATTACTAATGCACGACCAGTTGCTGACATTGTTGTAGCATTTGATCCGTACCCAATAAGTCCTGAACCTGAAACAGTTGCAAGGATTGACTCTGTTGCTGATCCGCCTGCTGCATTTTTAGGTGTAACAACGATAACCGCTGCTGCATCTGTTGCTGTAGCCTTTGGAGCATAAACTGAAGCATCTGCTGTTGCAGTTGTAACTTCACCAGAATTTAAAAATGAAGTTGTAGTTGAAGCAGAAGGTGTTAGATCCGCTGCCTTAACTGTAACTGTCCATGCTACTGAAGGACCATTTGCTGGTGTTGTAGTAAGAATTCGTGCATCATATGTACCTGCAACTGAAGGTGCATTCAAAGTTACCAAGAACTTTGCTGTTACATATGTAGGTGTATTAACTGTTGAGTTAATATCTGCTGAAACATTATTGCCTGCAATAACTACAGATGCAGTTGAAGTTTCAATTAGTGACATAGTTGCAGACTTTGCTGCACCTGTTGGTTGTGAAAACATAGCAGAGATAACTGTTGCAGTATCTGCTAATGTTTGAGAAATAAATGACAATGTGACTACTGCAGTTGCAGACTCACCAGCGGTAACGGCATCAGTTGCCGCATCAATAGTTAGAGTTGGTGCATTTACAGCAGCACTTGTCGGAAGTGCCGATAGTACGCCAAAAGACATTGCTGCAGCTAGTCCTAGAGCGATTTTTTTAAATGAATTCATCTTTCTCCTTGTTAGTATTTTTATAATAAATTGAAATTAACGAGATAATCCCGAACTTCTTCAGGAATTTCCCGATTATCCAATTCTACCATACGTTGTTCTTGTTCTGCAAGTCGTTGCGATGAACGTGACCAAGTATGAATATCAATCTCTAGATTAGTGTTCTTAGGGGTGTGCGATAAAGCACCAAATACCGCACCTGTTACGGCATCCGATAAGTCTTTTGACTTTTTACGTGGGTGATCTACCTTTTTATCATTAATAATCTTAAGCTCTGACATTTCATCAAGCAATAAAGGAATTCTTGGCATAGCAACACGCTCTTCATATATCATCATTGCAAGATCTTCATAATGTTTTTTACCAACAGACACAGTATCTGTTCTTATTCCTACTGCCTGAAGTTCTTGTTGAATATCAAATGACTGCCATCTATCAAACGTTACCATTCCAAGATTAAAACCTTGTCTGCGAAGGTTTTGAATCCACTGCTTAACCTCAGAAAGATTAACTGGTCCTTCTACTTTTGGCTCCCACCAAACCACAGCATCAACAATAATAATTGGAGCAACCTGTTCATAATCTTTAACTACTTGCAAGTTTACCCACTTATCTACATGTGCAATTGCTACTGCACACTTGTCGTGTTTCTGTGCAAGGTCAGCGTGAACATAGTAAACTTTGTCTGGATCTGGCTTAAATGATTCATCAAACCTTTTATTATTATCAATTGGGTTTCTAAGAGTCATACACTTTTCAAGTTTATCTTTTTGTTTAAAGAATGCATCGGATGCAAATGTTGGTACACAAGCAAAGCGTTGCATGGCATCTCCCATGTCTGTAAAGAATGCTAACCTAAAGTCATCTATTTTACGAGTAGGGTTTACTACCCATGTAGGTCTTTTTAATGCAAATACTCCAGGGTATTTATAGGCAATGATTTGATCTTCATCCCAGGCAATATCTAAATAGTTACCCTCAAGGTCATCTGGGAAATCTGGATTCATAATAAATCTGTGTGTATATGTTATTGCTTCTTTTTCCATAATTGAATCTTCATATTTTTGTGATATAAAGTCCCCTGGAAAACGTGGGAATGATAGAAGTGCAACCTTACCAAGATCTGGAAAACGAGAGTCAACAGATGCACGGAATGCTTTATAAATATTATCAGCAGTTTTTCCTTGATCATTGCCAGTTCCAACTTCTTGTGCAAACCCAGAAATTTCATCAAGTACTGCAAGTATAAGGTTTAACCCTTCATGTGATTCACGTTCTGAGTGACCAGAATAAACAGTTATTGCTTTATCAAACTCAATGCTTTCAGCTTTTGCATTATACTTTCCTGCAAACCATTCAGACTTCTCAATCTTGGTTTTAAAACCTTTAAAGAAAACGTTCTTAGCCTGTTGAGCATTAATGGCAACGTTAATAATGTCAATAGCATCTCCTGCAGGCTTACCAAAATATCTAGCAGGATCCTTCAAGCATAATAGTTTATATACTATGTATGCACACGCTACAGTTGATGTAAAGTCTTTTCCAGATCCCTTGCCAAGTTGCAGAATTACTTCATTCTTTGTATATTTTTTATAGTAACGGTGGCCTTCTTCTGCACCCAAAAGATCAACAAGGTCTTCTTCTCTGTATATTTGGCTCATTGCTTCAACTATGTCGTATTGAACATCTGAAAGTGGTGGCTGATTTAAATATGCTTCACCCTCAACAAATGTTTTAGCATCTACTGGAAGTTCTTCAAAGTTATTATTTTTTAGTGCCTCAAAAAAATCATTGAACATTGTGGACAACGGTAATCACTTCCCCATCTTTTGCAACAGATGAAAGTCTGTACATAATTAGGTCTCTAATGTCTGGATGAGTGGAAGCAATATCTCTAAGAATACCAACTAAAACTTCTTGTCTTTTTTCAATCTCAACTATTTCTTCTGCAAGTTCTTTGTTTTCAAGAAGGCCTGCTTTTTGTAGCATATCAATTCTTGCTTTTTCAATATCAACAACTAGCTTAATTGCTTGTGTCTTTGCGCTAAGATTATTTACCATAGAGGCTTCATCAATAACTTCATAAGACTTTGTAATTAATTTACTATAGTGAGCATCCATTGCGGCAAGTGCTTCCTTAGCACGAGCACGAATTGCATCATTAGCGGAAGCCATGACTTTCCACTCATTTATAAGTTCTACAACACGAACTCTAGGAATTGCTAATTCTTTAGAAATTCTAGTTGGGTCAGTTCCTTTAAGATACTCTGAGACAACAGTATTTACCTGATCAAGATGTTTTACTAAATCTTCTTCAGTTGACATATTTTCCCTCTAGCCTGTTAATTTCATCCTTGATATAAAATATTGCCTTTTCAAGATCTTGAATTGTTTTTGATTCATCTTTAAGACCTGCTCGCCAGAGATACTTAAAAGCATTACCAATATTAAAATTGCGATGGCGAGTAATATCTATACATTCTACGCCTGAAGGATCTGTTGTGTAATGTTGTGGATGATTGACTTGATCAACTGTAATGTTTAAATTATTACTCAATTGGCTCATCCTCTTCTAAATCAAATGCCTCTGGCAAAACTTTAAATATTGTAAGAATATAAGTTATTCCTACTGCTCCAGCAATACCAAGACCAATAATGGTTTTTTGTAACTTGTTCATCGTTTTGACTTCCTTAATCCAAACTTAGCAAGATAAACGTAGATAGTTTCTACGCTTGCTCCACACTCTTTGGCAATTTCTTCTGGGGTTTTTTTATCCATAAGATACCTCTTACGCATAAAAACCTCTGATGTATATAGTTTAGCAGCCATATTATTATTTGTCAACTTCCGTATTAATAACATCATAGTTGTAGGCATTAGAGTCTTCAAGTATCCACTTATCGTAACTCTCAACATCCCATTTGTTTGTATTAATGAGTCTTTGTATTACTAGATCTTTCTTTGTTACAAATGATGGCTCCTTTAGCCTTACCCGATTATTTGGCTGTATTGCAAAATTTCCATCATCTCTTTGAATGACGTGACCACATTTATGCTGACCTGGATTTTCAGAATACCCATCATCTAAAATGTTTGTTTCTGGGTTGTGCCAATCAAGTGTAAATAGGTATGTTCCAGGTACAGTTGTCTTAGATCTATCAAGATAGGACATTCTCATGTTACTCAAGTTTTCAAACTTTGTAACTGAAACATATGGACTAAAAGAATTCCAAAGAACAAGATTATGAATTGGCTCTTCTGGTACTCCTGGCTTAGTGCAAAAAGCATTAATTGGCATTCTCCACCAGATACCACCGTCTTCCATTAAAAAATGAAATAAGGGACTTCTACTTTTAATACTTGATACACCAAATATAACGCATGGAAAATATTGATCATGGCTATCTTCTTGGTCTCTTAAAAAATTACCACGGACGTAACACTCTATCGGTGGTATGTTTGCATTTAACTCAGGCATTATTTATCAACTCCTATTGCTTTGTCCCAGTTTTTAATAGCCCAATGACCAATACCGCAAGCATCTGCAACATCATTGTCTGTAATTGTTCTATCATAAATAGTATTTATAAATTTAATTGTTCTTTGTTTTCGTAGTTCTCTTTCATGAGATTTATACCAAGAAACAGATTTGCCTGGATTTTGTGCACGGATCAAAAGCTGTTCTTCTTTAGAAATTTTTTTGTTTCCAATATAATTTTGCCATGTGATTGGGGACACCTTTCCAATAACTTTTGTTCCTGATTGACCTGCTGCTCCTAAAATTGCCCCTTGAACTAAAGCAAGATCTGCAGCAGTCTTAGGACTGTTCATAAAAACAGTATGCTCAATTATAACTGCTTCAAATCCATTATAAAAGTCAAGAAATGCTTTTACTTTTTTACCAGCATCCATTACTTTTTCGTATGTGTTATTTCCCTCAAAGTTAATTTTTCCAATTGCTCCAAGATTATCTTTAGTGTATAAGGCAAATGCAAGGCTGTTTGTGCTTGCATCAATTGCACATATTGTGTCTGGTTGTACTTGATACCCCCACTTATTCTTGCTCATAATCAAAAAATCCTTTTATTTGTTTTAACATTTTATCAACTTCTTTTTTGCTTATATTACAATTAGAACAAAATCCAGAGTCGTTATAGATTGAAAGATCAACACCACAACCGCCCAAACATTTTCTAATTCTTCCAATTCTTTTTTGTCTGCGAGTAATCTGATAGCGTTCTGCTATTTTTTCTTTTGTAGCGTCGTCTCTACAAGATTCACTACAGTAAATCTGATAAGAAACTTTTGGTGTGAAATATAAGTCACATCTGCTACAAAGTTTCACTCAATTCCTCCAAAGAAGCTATCTTAATTATTCCATCGCCAGCTTCTGCACAAGCTGCTTTTACTGGACATGTCTTACAAATCTTAGAATTTCCACGATAGTTTTTAGTAGGAAGTGTTTGATCTTCCCAAGCTTTACGAACTTCACGCATCCAATTAAATGCATAGTCAATCCATTGACGATAACCATCATTTACTTCTACAGGAATAATCATTAAGTCATGGTTATTTTTGTTTTCATAAACAAGTGCGCCCTTTGATTTTCCAAGTATCTTCATATAAATAAGTAATTGAATAAGGTGTGCACCTTTTGGTTTATTTGTTTTCTTTCGGTATTCAAATGCTTCACTCATCATTGTCTTAATTTCACCAACAATTTCTTCGCCTTCCCAATTAAACATTACGTCACCGTAACCAAAAATTGGTGGATCATTTGCAATAACCTTAAACTCTGTTGTTTTTTCACCTTTATCATTAATATATGGAACTGCAACTCCAGAGGACAACATTGCTCCTTGAATTCTTTCATGCCCCATAGTTCCAGCACTCATGTTAGCAACGCCATAGGCATCTGTATAGTCATCAAACACATTACCATTAAATGCTAAGTACCAATAACGTGGACATTGCCCATGCTGGTATGCAATAGTAGATGGAGCAAATGTTTTCTTTGTTGTCATCTTTGGACCACGAGATACCGTGTATCCAGATCTAATCTTTGTAATCATGTCTTCAGCATTAAAGATTATATTCTGCCTTGTGATGGCTTCTTTCTTATCTGCCTCTTTTAGCATAACCTGCTTTAGTAAACTTTTTGTCATTTTTATTCCCTTTGTTTATATAAGTATAGCAGGTTAGCGCATTATATACTTGAGTGCTGACACCAAGCTATTAATAGATTCCGCTGCAGTATAGTAAATATTTTTCTTTGCTCTATCATTCTTATCAACATTTGCCATCCAAGTTGCTTTAAAAGCCATCTTTGCTGCAATTGCTTGTAACCTTACGATCTCAATACTTGCTACTTGCGTTGGAATATCTGGCTTAATAATTACCTTAGCAATAAATGTCAGAGCAGCAGTAAGCTCTTCATCTTGCATATAATCTGCAATTTCAGTCAAACCGTTTACCATCTCTAGTGTTGTTTTTGCTGGTTCAATTTGTTCAGCCATTGTCTTGCCCTTCTGTTAGTTGTTCTAATAATTCTACTTCTATTACTGCTAAACGAACCTTTGAATCTGCTTCCCCAAGTACAATAAAGATTGCTGGATCATTATGATTTTTGATTGCATCCGTTACTGCTTTTGCCCAGATATCTTTATTGATTGTTATACCCTTTGGATATTCCTTAAAGTCAACTGTAAAGTTTCTCCATGTAGCATCACCTTTATGTGTACCACGTCCAGAATTCTTGTGCTGTTTGGCACCAATTCTTTTTGACTCACTTCTTTCGCTCATAGTCCTTCTTTGTCATAATTAATGGAACTTTTGAAATATGTTTTTTACTGCACATCCAAGTTAGTTCTGCTGTTTGAATCCACAAACGCAAAGACTTTACGTCTTCTTTACATATTTGGCAATTAAAATCACCATTAAATATTTTAAATCTTTCTTCAGGCATTCATTAGCTTATTTCTAAGAGATTCCTGAAGATCAAGATCTTCTTTTACACGGTTGATAAAACCTTCACGACCTTGTACCTTTGTTCCATCTTCAAGTTTATACCATGCTCCTGTGCGCTCTACAAGTCCCGCAAGTTCTGCGGTATCAACAAGATCTCCAATGCCATCAATACCAACATTATCACCACGAAAATAAAAGTCATACTCTCCAGACTGAAATCCAGGAGATGTCTTAGAGAATTGTAATTCCCATTTAATTTTGCGACCAATTTTTTCTTCAATAAGTTTATCTCCTACTTGAATCTTGCCCTTAATAGCTTGATTATCTGATTCAGAGGAAAATAACTTAATAACAACTGAGGAATAAAACTTAGTAGCCTGACCGCCAGAAGGCTGCTGACTAGTATACATAGCACTAATATTATTACGAGACTGGCTAATAAGCACAAGCATAGTAGGCTTAACTTTATTATTAGCATAGTTAAGCATTTTCCATGCATTGCTAAAGTCTCTAGATTCCGCTCCAATTTGTTTTGTATTTTCAAGTTGCTTAAGTTCATCTGTATCCTTTTCAAAATATATGGCAGGAAGCAAAGATGTAATACTATCTATAACAATAATATCAACTCCTGCATTCATTAGATTTGTTCCTACATCTACCATTTCATTAATTGTTCTTGCTTGTGAGTAGATTAATTTTGTTGAGTCTACCCCAAGTTTATCAGCCCATGCTGAATCGTATGACATTTCTGCATCAATCCATGCACAAACCTTTCCTTCTGCTTGCGCTAGAGCAATCATCTGAAGGCACATAGAGGACTTTGCAGAAGACTTTGAGCCCCAAACCAGTACTTGTCTACCATAAGGAAGACCGCCCTTTAGAGCACGGTTTAAACCAAAACTAGGGGTTGCTGCATATTCAACTTTTTGACCAGTAGCGTCTCCTAAACGCTTGCGAATGCGTGGATCTAATTGTGCTAATACTTCTTCCATTGTTACTGACATTAAAATCGTACCCCGTGTTTTTCTGGTCTAGTTTTATTGAAGTCTACTTTTTCTCTCAATGCTTGATCAAGTGATAATCTAGTATACCCTGCTTCTACTGCTCCTGCATATAGATCTAGAGTACGTATAATAATATCTGCAAACTCTTTTGTTATTTCTTCTTCACCTTTATCTTTTCTAATTGCCTCCATAACTTCTGTTACTTCAGAAACAATCATCATGCATTGCTTAGCAATAAAAATATCATCAACTTCTTCAGGCCAAAAACCTTTTTCAACTGCAACCTCATGCAAATTAATTGCTAGATTATCAAATAAATTATCATACATTTACTACATCCTCCAATATAACGGTTCCATCTTTAGTCTTACCCAAAGAAACTTTATATACATTTCCTTCTTCAATAGTCATATATGCTTTAGAAAATACTGTTGGAAATACAAGAATTGAATGAAGTTCTCTTGCTGCATCTGCTACAACAAGATTAGCCATTTTTTTACCAGCCTTGGTCATTCTTGGTTTGAATGAAACTACAAATTGTTCTTCACCTTTATACGGTAATTGTTTATAATTTAAAAACTTTACTAATGCATCTTTTGATTCTTTAATGCTATCAGCTGGTATAGCATTTACAATTCTGTTATCACTGACAAGAATTAAATATGTTCTACCAGTTTCAATTAATGTATTTTCATCATCAAAAATTCCTACACTTCCAGTTTTATCAAGAAACTCAACTCTTGACCAACCCTTACCACGTTTAATTGATTTGATCATACCAAGCATAACAAAAGATCCAGTCTCTTCATATTCTTCTGCTTCCTGAATATAAGCATAGTAATGTTGAGGCACCGTCATATTAAACTCAGGTAGGTTTAAGTATTCGTATAAATTTTCTTTGATTTCTTGATCATTGCGTTCACTGTCAGCAAACGTTGCTGCACCAATTACTCTTAGTGCTTGTAATGCACGAGAGTTTACTCCGTTACCTTTTGTGAATGTAAACTCTTCAAGTTCTTTGTATGAACTAAATGGTCGTGCTGCAATATATCTTTCTGCAATTTTATCAGAAATAAACTTGATAGAACTGAGTCCAAACCTAATGCCTTTACCTTCAATCTTAAAATCCATATCCGAATCGTTAATGTGAGGTAGCTTAACACTAATGCCCATTCTTTTTGCTTCAATAAGATATTCAGTTCTTGCATCTTTATCCTTTTCATTCTTTAATAGTGAATACATAAACTCAAGTGGATAATGATATTTTAGCCAAGCTGTCCAGTATGACAGTGTTGAGTATGCTACTGCGTGTGACTTATTAAATGAATACCCTGCGTGGGCCTCAAAGTCATGCCATAAATCTAGTGCTTGATTTGGAGAAATGTATTGCGAAGCACCTTTAACAAACTGGTCTTTAAAAACATCAAATTCTTTAGCATCTTTTTTCTTACCAATAATCTTTCTAACTTTGTCTGCTTCAGACATTGACATACCACCAAGTTGTACACATGCTTGCATAACTTGTTCCTGATAAAGAATACATCCATATGTTTCTTCTGTAAATGACTTTAAGATCTGATGCTTATAGTCTGGGTTTTGACGACCATGCTTGATAGCAATATAATCTTTGCCAATAGTATTCATAGCACCTGGGCGAACCAAAGCGTTTGATGCAGATAATTCTTCAAGATTCTTTACACGCATTTTAACTAAAAGGTTTGTGTATGGTGCTGCTTCACACTGAAACACACCTTTTGTATATCCATCAGAAAGCATAGTATATACATTAGCATCTTCCATATCAATCTTTAATGGATCAATTTTTGTTCCTTCACGCTCTTTAATAATATCAATACAATCTTTGAGTACCGTTAAAGTTTTAAGACCTAAAGCGTCAATCTTAATTAGGCCAATGTTTTCAGCCTCTCCCATATCTACAGCAACAACAGGAATGCGGTCATCGCTGCCAGCAACAGAACGTGTTTCCATTGGGGCATACCTAAATATAGGGTCCTTACTAGTAACAACACCTGCAGCGTGAATACCAGTGCCCTTAATTCTTCCACGTAATTGTTCACCATACACCTCTACTTCTGGATATTTATCTCTAAACCATTGTGCACTTTTTGACATGCAGTATTCATCCCAAGTATCAATTTGCTTATTTACTTTATTTGCATCAGCGAGTGGGATATTTAAAACACGAGAAACATCTTTAACAATATTTTTATCTTTAAACTGCATGAATGTAGCAATAGATGCAACATGTCGGTATTGACGAACAAGATAATCTTTTACTTCATCACGGCGATTATCCTGAATATCTGAATCAATATCTGGAAAGTCATTACGGTCAGGGTTAATGAAGCGGAAGAACAAAAGACCGTGCTTAATTGGATCAATGTCTGTAATACCTAAAGCATAACAAAGCAAAGATCCTGCTGCAGAACCACGACCTGGGCCAACCATAATGCCTTCTTTTTTTGCCCAGTTAAGCATGTTACGGACAACTAGAAAGTAAGGACCAAAATTCTTTTCACCAATAATTTTTAATTCTTCATCAAGACGATCAAGATATTCTTTATTATTTTCTAGACCACGTTGAGATAAACCTTCAATAGCAAAAGTTTTTAATTCCTGCATTGGTTTTTTATATTGAACTGGAAGTAAATCAAGTCCCGACTTAATATCATATTCTTCAATTTTGTCTGCAATCTCTAAAGAACTTGTAAACATTTCTTCATCTGTATGACCTTGCTCTGCCATAGCAGATTTCATTTCTTCATAAGACAAAAGGTGAATGTCAAAAGTTCTAAATGACATTTTACGATCTTCGCCATATAAATAATCTAGACGCTCCATCATGTTGTTAATTTTCTTTGACTTGTCAAATGTTGATTCTTTTAATACTTTGCCATGCGTATTAAGCAGAAGCATCATTTCTTGAATTTCTTTTTGACTTGTATCTGCATGGTGACAATCGGGGGTAACTACTACTTTTACATTAAATGCTTTGGCAAGTGCTACAAGTTCATCATTAATATTCTTTGGATTATGAGGCATCAATTCAATATAAAAGTCATCTTTAAAACGATTCTTAAACCATTGAACCTTTTCTTTTGCAAATGCATACTCTTCATTCTCAATAGCTTTTGCAATAAGTCCACCCTGACATGCAGACAATACAATTAATCCATCTCCGTATTGATCTAATACTTCAAAATCAATTCTTGGTTTTCTATAAAAACCATCTGTCCATGCAATTTCATTTAGTTTATTAAGGTTTTCTAATCCTTGTTGATTCTTAGCAAGAAGGACTATATGGAAAAAATTAACATCAAGTGGACCTACCCTTTCGGACTTATCCCTTTTATCATGTCTATCTAATGCCAAATAGCCTTCTATGCCAAGAATTGGCTTGATGCCCTTTGCTTTTGCAATTCGGTACAGTTCCCGATGCCCAGATAAGGTTCCGTGATCTGTGATAGCCAATGCTGGCATACCAAGTTCAACTGCTCGGTCAATATATTCTTCTGGAGTAGCAACACCATCCATTAAGGAATAGTGTGTATGGACATGCAAGCCTACATAATTCACCTAGTGTATTACCAGTCCATGTTTGTGGATGTAGTACCTGGTGTATCAAAGCCTAGATAAAAGGCTTCTTGTTCAGCATAAGGAATTTTGTTGAGTGCCTTTTCTAGTGGAAATGGCTCTGTTGCTGCCCAATCAAATGGTTCCTTATCTGGACCACCTGGAATAAGTGTGTACGATGTTTCAGTTCCCTGACCATTGCGCTTTACTTTCCAAGTAAGATTTGAAATACTGCCTGTCTCCAGTGCGTATTCACGAATAGTGTTAAATGCAGATTGCTTGCTAACACCCATTGACCAAATAGCCACATATGGTGCTTCAATACCGTCATCTACAAGTACGTTGCAATAAAAACGAAGACGTGCTCTCCAGCCTGCCTTCATGTCCTTGCGGTGCATCTCTTCTGCCCAGTCACGACCTTCTGTGTCCATTGTATCTACAGCCTTACGCTTATAGTCTTTTGGATTTGTGTGTTCTGAAACAACAAGTGCGAGACCACGAGCCTCATTGTAATTTGCTGAATCTTCATCAAGTTCTTCAATGAAGCGAATTTTTACTGCTTGTCCGTCAGCCAACTTAAGCCAACGAACTTTTGTTCCTGTACCTTCATACTTGGGCTTGTCTACCAATGCGTTGATATTTTTTAGTCCCTTTACAATAGCCATATTATTTTTCTCCTATGTGTTTTGTTATGTTTTATTTTAGCATAGAGATGATTGAATTGTCAAACTGGAATTCCAATTTTTTAATTGCATCATCATCCATATCGCCGATATCTTTATATTTTTTATCTAACTGTATTACTGTAACAAGGTGACCTAGTTTTTCAACTAGTTTATCTTTCATGATAGAGCCAGCCTCATCATTATCTGCAACCAGTACAACATTATTGAAGTACTTTGCTAATAACTTAATCTGCGAAGCAGACACATTAGCACCCAGCGTTGCAACTGCTGGGAAACCTACTTGATCTAGTCTTATAGCATCAAATGATGATTCAACTACATAGACTGTTGTTGATGTTTTAACCTTGTGCAAGTTAAACAAAATTTTACTTTTTGGTAGTCCAGGAGTATTTTTAAAATCTTTACCCTCAACTGTTCTAGCAACAAAACCAATACACATTCCATCAGGTGTTGCCATTGGAATAATTACTGAATCTTGCTTTTCAGAAAATCCTAGATTAAATTTTACCACAGAATCTTTTGTAATGCTGCGACCTTCAAAATATCTCATTGCTCTTGGTGACTCAAGCGCTTGATTATTTAATCTTTTAATTAATACTTCGTCATACTGAACAAAATCAGCGGGTGCGTATAAAGCTTTATCAATTATTGATGAAAGGTTTGACTCTTGTTCTTTGCTTTTAATATATCTTGCTGCTTCAAAGTATGTTCTGTTTGACATAAACATAATTAACTCTGTTAAATTCTTAGTCACTTGACAGCCAAAACAAAAAAACAAACCAGACTCTTTGGATACTTCTCCTGCAGGTGTTCTGTTGTTATTGTGATAAGGACAGAATATAATAAAGTCAGATCCAAACTCTGCTTCAATATCAATTCCTGCCCCGTTAAGAACACGGCGGATTTGATCCTCTGTGTATATATCGTTACTTGCCATCTTCAAAATCCTTATAACGATAATAACCTTTGTCAAAGTCACACTGAACCAGAAAGTCTCCCATAAAACCATTACGGTTCTTTCTGAAAGCACATTCAATAATGTCGCTATTAGTTGCACGACCCATTGCTAAAACCCAGTCAGCATCATATGCAATCTGCCTAGACCATGCAGTCTGTGCAAGTGTTGGAACTGTAGATAGATCTTTTACATCGTCTGGTGTAGCAGATGAAATAGCAATAATAGGTACTTCTTCACCAATAGCCATTAGTTTAAGTTCTCGTGAAAGGTTTTTCATCTTTACCGTTTCATTATCAGCTTTTTGATTTGGATTCATTAGCTGGAGATAATCTACTACAACAAAATCAGGCTTGTATTGATCTAGTTTTCCACGAATAATAGATGGTGTTACTTCACCACCTGAGTCATTTGAGATAATATGAAATGGTGGACGACCTTCAATTTTATCTGCATGCCATTTTTTCATCATATCAAGTTCTACTTCACCGTTTGACAACTTGCGATGAGACCAAAGACCTTCACCCATAATTGTAAATGCACGATTACGTACTTCTGTTTCACTCATTTCAAGTGAGATTACAAGGGGTGTCTTACCCTGCTTCCAGGCCTGTACAGCAAAGTAGAGAGCCATCCAAGACTTTCCTATGCCTGGGTATGCTAAGAAGACTCCTAGTTGACCTGGCATAATTCCAGAAGGTAGATAATTATCAAACCCTGGCAAACCTGTTTTGATTCCTCTATGACCTAGACGATGCTGCTCTTTAACTTGTTCAAAGTATGCAATTGCAGAATCAATATCTGTTGCATCAATATCTCTAATTGCTGCTGTATTCTTTTTTAACTGTGATGTTTTTGTAATTAATTCTTCAAGGGCTTGGCCTCCTTGCCCATTTTGTACTTCTCCTGCTGCAGATCGTAAAATATCTTTAAGGCTATCATTTAAATATTCTGATTGTAATTCTTCAAGGTGATGCTTTGTTGCACCTATACCCTGGACTGGTTGAAAGTCTCTAAACTTTTCAACTACCAAAGATGTTGGTGGAACAGTGCCATTATTTTCTGCATACAATCTAATAAAATTCCACACGTCATTATGTGTGCGAAGCAATGTTTCTACATTTGCCTGTAGCAAAACGTGAAGTTGTTTATCTGCTAGGACTGCGGAGATTACTTTTGCTTCTGTATTATTCACTCAGCCACTCCTTTGCTTTTTTTCTTAGTTCTGCTCTTTGTTTAATATCTTGTTGTACTTCTAGTTTACCATTAAGAATTTTTTCTGCATTATATGCAAAGTAATTCCATGTAGGATCTTGTGCAATCTTAAAGTAATACTCTAATAAATCATAGCATTCAGAGATACCATAGGATTCAATGAGACCATCTGCTGCCCACTGTTCAACATTTAAATTAATATTAGACTTACGCTCATACCTTTGGGTATAAAATTTGTTATAGCGACTGAGCAAAGCCATTCTGTCTTTGCGTTCAGCCATTATCCTTCAGATGCCTCTTCTTGTGCTTCCTTAATCTTTTCTGTAAGCTTGTCTTCAACAAACTTATAAACACGATCAAAAGCCTGCTCTGTGGTTTCACCATCACGCTTATTGTCAATAACGCCAAGATCAAGTCTTAGTGATTGAAAATTTCCTAGATTAAGTGTATATCCTAATGTTACGTTTACTTTAGTTGAATCATTTTCCATTGTCCCACCCATTTTCTTTGTTTTAATAATTGTAGCACATAACCAAACCTTTAGATACTTTCACTCCATGTAGGAATAAATCTACCGTCTTCTGTCTTTGTATATGTAAGTATACCGTCTCCCATGCGCCGTGTCAATTCTTGTGTTGTTGGAGTCATGTTATTAGTTATTAATTTATCTTTTCTTGGTTGCCCAATATGAATACTTGCTAGTATTGCACGTATCTCTCTTACTTGTGATTCAGAATAGTATGCTCT